GAGTGATCGTAAATATGATATACCCGGAAATTACAGGCAAAAGCGGCGAGCATTTACGTCTAAAAACGCTGGAAGCCGTCTGGATCCAGGGGAAATTACGGATGTGGGGGCGTTGGTCGTATATAGGTGGTGGCAAAACAGGAAATATGTTCAATCAGTTGCTGGCATCCAAAAAACTGACAAAAACCGCGATCAATGAAGCCCTGCGTAGACTCAGGGAGTCAGGGATTGATAAACCAGAGCTGGAAGCATTCTTGCGAGAGATGATCGCTGGCAGACAGAAGAGCTGGTTGTCTCACTGTACTGATGCAGAGGCGTTACGCATTGATGGGGTGATAAGTAAAGCGCTTGCACGTTATCCTGGATTGATTGATATTCTGCGGCAAAGGTACGAAGGGCGGGGGATGAGTAAACGCAAAATGGCTGAATTGTTGAATGAGGTGCACCCGGAATGGTGTTTTAGTACATGCGAAAAGCGAATTGCTAATTGGTTGGCTGTTGCTGAATATGCGCTATACATCCCTATGCGAGAATCGTTTGCTCAAAAAATGGCTTGATTTTTTACGCATAAACTGTTTCAATCCAGCTACGCTTCGCAAAGCTGTACCGCGAGGCGAATAGCAGACATGGACACCTGAAAGAACCCGCTTTATGCGGGTTTTTTTATGCCTGAAAAACGGCACAGAACATTAAACGCGCTGGTAGTTGTGAATACTGGTCTTTCAGCTTGCTGGCTTTTTCGACAAGAGTTATTGGTATGTCACGTTAACCAGAAAAGGGAAAAAGACATGCTAAAACAGCAGGATATGACCGAAACCGCCAGAGTGGTGTTTAATGAGTTAAGCGTCACCGAACCGGCGACCGTCGGGGAGATTGCACAGAATACTTACCTTTCACGCGAACGCTGCCAGTTAATACTGACCCAGCTTGTTATGGCGGGTCTGGCAGATTATCAGTTCGGTTGTTACAGACGCCTTCCTCAGTGAAGGCTTTTTAATTTGTGGTAATGGGCGGCTGGTGGGTGTTAGCGGCACCTGCCAGCCATCTGCTCATGCGTTGGGGTCACAAGCAAACCTCAGGCCCATCTGCTTTGCGCAAAAGCGGTATGAGCCTATCAGAGAAGCGCTTATTGATCTATGGTTAATACTGTAAAAATATCCAGTTGTGAGTTAATCAACGCTGATTGCCTGGAATTTATCCAGACCTTACCGGAAAACTCTGTCGATCTGATAGTCACAGACCCGCCATACTTTAAAGTGAAGCCCGAGGGCTGGGATAACCAGTGGAAGGGCGACGATGATTACCTGAAATGGCTGGACCAGTGTCTGGCGCAATTCTGGCGGGTACTGAAGCCTGCCGGAAGTCTTTACCTGTTCTGTGATCATCGCCTGGCATCTGATATCGAAATCATGATGCGTGAACGCTTTAATGTGCTGAACCACATTATCTGGGCGAAGCCGTCCGGGCGCTGGAACGGATGCAACAAGGAAAGCCTGCGGACGTATTTCCCGGCAACAGAACGCATTCTGTTTGCAGAACATTATCAGGGGCCATACCAGCCCAAAAATGACGGCTATGCGGCAAAGGGGCGTGAACTAAAACAGCACGTCATGGCCCCGCTGATTTCTTACTTTCGTGATGCGCGTGAATCACTGGGAATAACGTCAAAACAGATAGCGGAAGCCACCGGAAAGAAAAACATGGCTTCGCACTGGTTTGGTACCAGTCAGTGGCAGTTGCCGAATGAAGGCGATTATCTGAAATTACAGGCGTTGTTTGCGCGTGTTGCAGCAGAAAAACATCAGCGCGGTGAACTGGAAAAGCCACACCACCAGCTGGTCAGCACATACAGTGAACTGAACCGGCAATATGCCAGTCTGCTGGAGGAGTACAAATCCCTGCGGCGTTATTTTTCCGTATCGGCTGCCGTTCCGTATACGGATGTCTGGACGCACAAGCCTGTGCAGTATTACCCCGGCAAACATCCCTGTGAGAAACCGGCGGATATGTTGCGTCAGATAATTACCGCCAGCAGCCATCCGGGAGATTTGGTCGCTGATTTTTTTATGGGGTCGGGGTCAACAATAAAAGCAGCATTATCGCTGGGAAGGCGTGCAATAGGTGTGGAACTGGAAGAAGAGAGATTTAACCAGACTGTAATTGAAATAAAAAATAATCGTTAAATGTGTGTATCATTATTTCTGTATTTCATGAATAATAGAAATTTATACATATATTTACGAATATTAACACAGTTTTTAATTGAAAAAGTATCTGTCCTCATTAATATTCCCTGCGGTTCCAAGGGAGATGTAAAGCGCGGTCATTTTTATTTTTCCTGAGGAACCAATGCCGACTTAGCTCAGCAGGTAGAGCAACTGACTTGTAATCAGTAGGTCACCAGTTCGATTCCGGTAGTCGGCACCATATGCGGGTATCGTATAATGGCTATTACCTCAGCCTTCCAAGCTGATGATGCGGGTTCGATTCCCGCTACCCGCTCCAGCATTTGAAATAAGCCTTATTGTATTGCAGCACTGGCGTATTTTTTATTACGTGGGAGCAGGTTGTTTTGAAAAAGCATTCTGTTCTCTGGCTATGATTTGAGGCCAGGTTAGCCTCAGTGCTGATTTTTCTGCGACAGCAGAATGGTGCATTGCTGGTGGAGATTTTGTATTTCCTGGCAGGGTCGGTGATGCATCATTCTGGTGTTGTAAATAACACCACCGGGGTGTTCCTCAGAGCGAGGGTGGTTAAAAGAGTCGGTTTAACGGGAAATCACAGTATTCATACAGGACGGAATACTTCGGGAGGCACCCGACACCTCGGTTTTATTACAATTAAGAATGTATTTCTTGCATTGACCAACCGCCGTATCCGGCGGTTTTTTTTATTCAGAATCTCGTTTCTTTATGGTTCGCTGCGGCGGGCCTTTTTTATATCTGCGTTTCACTCAACGTGTATTGAATCTGAATACATCACATAAAAGACATCGGTGGATGCCTTCGACGGGGTGTTTTATTACGGGCCGCTGGCGGCCCTTTTTTATTTACAGGAGAAAAAAGTATGTCTGAACCCTTGTCCGGTTCCGGCACGGCTGCGGCGCTCGGTGGGGCGACGGTATTCGGGCTGTTTACCGGAACGGATTTCGGGATTGTGTTTGGTGCGTTCGCCGGGGCGTTATTTGTGGCAACGATGCCGCAGGCGCTTTCAGCCTGGCGTGTGGCGGCGCATTTTCTGGTGTCGTTCATTATCGGCGTGCTGGGCGCAGAGGTTCTGGCATCCTGGCTGGTAAAGCATACAGGGTTTGACGGTGCACCTGTTGACGCACTGTGTGCAGTACTGGTGTCAGTGGTGTCGGTGAAGATTCTGTCATTCATCCACCAGCAGGATATTGCATCACTGGTGTCCGGCCTGTTCTCCCGTCTGCGTGGCGGAGGAGGCGGCAATGTTAAGTAACCTTCCCGGATTACTGAATGTGGCGTTATGCACGGTTATCGTGCTGACGCTCTTTTTTTATCGTCGCCGTGATTCCAGACATAAACCGCTGATGTCATGGCTGGCCTGGCTGCTGATGCTGCTGTATGCCTTTGCGCCCCTCAGCTATCTGTGTGGTCGCCCGTTAGCAACGGGCTGGCTGGAAGTGTTTTTTAACCTGCTGTTCTGCGTGCTGGTGATACGCGCACGCGGGAACGTCACAAAAATCTTTCCATTGTTGAGGTGAATATGTCGGGTAAATTCAGATTTAGTCGTCGCAGCGAAAAGAATCTGGAGGGCGTTAAACCACAGCTGGTTGCTGTCGTTCGCCGTGCGCTGGAGCTGACGGAGGTTGATTTCGGTATTACGGAAGGCCTGCGCAGTAAGTATCGCCAGAAACAGCTGGTCGCGGAAGGGAAAAGCCAGACCATGAACAGCCGCCACCTGACCGGTGATGCGGTGGATGTTGTGGCCTACATTGGCAGCCAGGTGTCATGGGACTGGCCTCTGTACGAGAAAATCGCGCAGGCATTTAAGCAGGCTGCTGCAGAGCTGGGGACTGCCATCGAATGGGGCGGGGACTGGAAAACACTGAAAGACGGGCCTCACTTTCAGTTGAAACGCTGATAACCAGGTGTGTTATGAGCAGAAAACACTGGACGCACAGAATGCCGCGAACGGCGGCGAAATGGGCACTGGTAGAGATACTGGTGCCTTTTTTATTGGTGGGATGCGTCAGCCTGGATAAAGCGCGTCAGCTTTTCGATACAGCCTCTCAGGTCTGTGAAATTGTCGACGCTGTTAGATGCTGCGTTAAAATAAATGATCATTATCAATGAGTTAGATTGTGCCCGGTGATAATTTCTCCATGCGTACGCAACAATTGGAGAAATACGTATGAAGTACTATGTTCACACTCTTGAAGATGCTCAGAACGATCACGAAGTTCATACAGAAACTTGTTTTCGACTTCCTGACGCAAACAATCGTAAGGAGCTGGGTGAGTTTAACTCATGCGAGCCAGCTGTGAGGGCTGCAAAAAATCTGGGCTACACAAGAGCAAATGGGTGTTACTGGTGCTGTAGAGATTGCCATACATCCTGACAGAAGATGTGAACTTAATGGTAAAGGTCGCTTCGGCGGCCTTTTTTATTGCTCAAAAAACGAAAGAACGGAGGTACGTATGTACGCACTGAAAAAAATTACGGTAACTGAAGATGGTCGCCAGGTTGAGGAAGTGCATGTCCTTGGGGATATGTATCGCCTGGAGTTCTATCCGCGTGACACTCATCTTGCTGCAAAAATTGAGTATTGCCGGGACGGGAATACTCCATGTATTCCGGTAGAAAAAGAGGATGAGGTTTACATTACCACACTGACCGGAGACACGGTGCGTTGTATCTGTCGCGGTGACAGTAAAGCCCGGGATGAAATAGCCAGATGTCGCACTCACACCAGTAAATAAAAAGTAAAGTCCCGGCTGCGCCAATTATTTGATGCAGCTCCTCAGGCCTGTCCGCTGATTGATGGCATCCGGCAGTGTCTGCAGAACTGATCGCCTGTAAGAGCAGAATATTTCGCTGAAAAATGAAGGATGCGCCAGCGTCCGGAAAGCATGAAATTCTGCTGTGTGTGTCAATTTGTCTTATACATTCTGAATCTTGCCGAATCAGGATGAACTTTGAACAACAGCCCGGGCGGCAAGGGGCATTTTTATCCGGAGGGGATATGAAGAGATTACTGGTAACCGTAAAGCCCTTTAACGGAACGATTCCATTCAGGGTTTTGCAGCGTGGACGTGTTCTGGTTAAGGATATCTTCAGTGGTAAATGCACGGAGTGTTATTCCCGGACATATGAAGTGGATGCCACGGATGAAGAAATTTCTGTTGAATGTGATCTGAACGCAAATATGGCGGGGATTGTAACGGCCACGTTGTTGCCTATTTCATGAATGACATAGAATGTCTCTGGGTACCCAAAAGGAGAACACTATGTTTGTAGAAAATAACCTGAAGGCTGATCCTGATAATCAGGGATGGGTTCTGGGTTGGGCTGTAGTACGTGACAAACCCTGGCATCTGGTCGGCATTTATGCAACGGAGGATGGCGCAAAGTCTAAACGCTCTGAATTGAATGGGGAGTATGAAGTTCGTTATGGTTCCCATCGTTTAGGTAGTGATGATTTTATGTCTGTCGGACTTAGCTAACTGGCTGTGATGCCTGTTTGTAGCCCCGCAAATGCGGGGCTTTTTTATATCTGGAGATGATGATGGAAAAAACAGAAAACAAACCGGTTGTAATTGGTGCCGCTGCTGTTCCGTTTAAGTTTGAACTGTCACAACTGGTGGAAGTATGCATCAGTGATGAATGGGGTGAGGTTAAAGCTCGCGCTCAGTATGCGGGTGGCGAAAATCAGTACTTACTCCACTACAAAGCAGCTGATGGTCGCGCCACGACGGAGTGGTTTGGTGAGTCAATGCTGGAAGCAACAGAAGATGATCGTCATCCTGGTTGTCCGGTATTTGCCGGTATGGAATTACCGAAAGGCGCGGTAGTTACTGAGTAACAGGCATTACAGCAGCCCTTCACTCTAAGGGGCTGCTGTAATGTGAGAAATAAAAAACCGGCAGGGGAAATCCATTGAAGATTTGCCGGTGGCAAAAAGATGGCCATGCTTTCAACCTTAGTCGCAGGGTTACGGAGTGCAACTACGAATGCTGCCGGTATATGGTTGAATAGCGTTTCAATGATGTACGTCATCTTATCTGTAAATGTTAATGATAAATGCTCTCATTTGTGCGGGTCCTTCCGGTGGGGTGGCCTGCCACGGGGCGGGAGCGTCGCGGAAAA